TTCAGCACTTAAAAACTTCTTACCCTCGGCAATAGCCGCTTGATCTTCTTCTGAAAGCAAAGTAACAGCATCAGGAATATCTATAGCGCCTATGTCTATACCAGAAGGATCAATAAAATCCATACCAAAAAAATCAGGCTGTATATCCCGAAGAACCCTTAAATCGCCAAACGTATCAAAGCCTTGCTGAGGCTGTTGAGCATATATTTCGGGTATTTCTGCTGGTGCTGGTCTAGCCATATCTAACCTACGGAGGTGTTGGTCGCACTTCAGGCAGTGCGGAAATAAAGTTAATTGTTACTACAGCAGAAGCAACGCCCGGATGAGGGCTAGTTGCGGCCTCGGAGTTAAGAGCGGCGTCTATACCATCAGACGACCATATCATCTCTACGTACTCACCCACTGTTAAATCCAAGTTAAAGTTCCAAGTCGCCTCGTTAACGTCGCTAGAGCCTTGTAATACAAAGTCTTTTGCTGTGTAACCTAAGTCTACCCCGTTTCTTGCAATCCAAATAAACACCGTTTTAGAGCTAGCTGAAGCACTAGCAATCTGTGTAGTAAACTGAAAATTATAAACCCCGGCGTACGCAGCAGTTATCTGGCTATTACTAGCACCGTTAATTGAAAACCCGCTTTCCAAGTATGTCTGGTTAAACGTGACCGGCTGCCCTGTGTTTACTACCGCTATAGGTTGATCTAGCGTGGAGAAGTATAACGCATTGGGTACGTCAATAAACCGACCCCCTAACTCTCCAAATACGGTATTAACTATGTTAGCTAGCAAGTTAAAAAACAGACGCAGGATGTTATTCAGGTCGTCCAGATACTGCTTAAGCGGACTCTCCTTGGGTATCGGAAGTGCAGGCGTTTGGACCTTTTGTACTAACCTATCTCTTATTGCCACTAGCCTCTCCTGCCGTCAGGCCGCATATCCATCCTAGGTGCGCCTAGTTTCCACGTTACTCCTAGTTCTGTAGACTCAATTTTGATCGACATCTGCCGACCCCGTACCCGTGTAAATACCTGTCCTGTAAACTCTTCTACAGGCAATACGGCTGTTCTGGTGACTGTCGCGCTGCTGTTACCCCCGACTGAGGCTGGGTCATACCGCCCAGAACCTGAGTTCTCCAAGGGGTTCAGAGTCATGGTAGCCGCAGGGGAATCCGCTGTAGAGCCGGTAAACGTCATGTCAGGTAACATGCGGTTAATCAGCATAAACCGGTCGCCATCGTCCAGATCGAACTGTGCTGAGGTTATAGTAGCCGTTACAGCCGTAGGGGTGCCTGTCTCGTTGTCATCTACGCCATTTTCTTGAAGCACCAAGGTGTTATTAAAAGTAGCAGCTATTGGGAACTCCCGTAGGTCTGAATCAATCCACGCTGAACGGGATAGGTTACCGTAATACCAGACGTTTTCGACGTAGTTATACACCACATACCGATCATTCTGTGTAGCCCCAGCAGAACAGTAAAACCACCATATCTCATCAAACTGCTCGTTAGAACCACAGACTACCTGATCTGCTTGGCCTTGGTTAAAGTCATCAAATACATAGCTACGCACGTCACAAGGTAGTGTTTTAACCGTACCATCATAGTAGTAGAACGTGTTCAGACCCATCCAATAAGCAATATTGTTTGAGTACACAGCCGCATTCGGGCTAGCTATGGTGATGTTTGAGCCTAGAAGCTGCGCTCCCCATACCTCTGGAGCACCCAGATACTGGAGGCCGTACAGGGCCGCATCTGACCAGACTAATATTTCCTGTCGTGCTTGGATAGCATCAATGATTTCTGTACCGTCTGATAGCCGTAAACTACCTGCTTGGTTAGTCGCGGCAGGCGTCCAGTTAGATATATCTTCTTGGTCTGACCAACGGATCAACATGGGATCAAGTACAGAACTGCCAAAATCATTGGCTCCAAAACAGAAAGCAAAGCGAAATATGTCTGATACAAACGCTAGATTTACTATAGTAGGTACGTCAGACGCTCCGGCTAAGGAGCTTACATATACGCCCCGTGTTTCCACTCCAGAGCTTGCATCCCAGTAAAGCGGTACGCCTCCTCTGTGAGCAAAAAACAAATCTTCGCCAAAGTTAGATTGACTCCAGATACGTATAGGAGCATTAGTGGCGCCACCTGTACCCCAAGTACCAAACCCCCAACGCCCCGCACCCCAACCAGTAAACGGCACTTCGACCTCATTGCCGACGGATATTTGGTACGCACCTACGACAGAAGCCCCACCGTTGCCTGTGTCAGACGCATTGGCCGTGGCCGTGGCTGTGATGGTGTAGTTGTCAACGTCTACTACAGTAGCTACTGTGTATTCTGCGTTTAGTACATCAGCCGTAATGTTGCCACCCAGAGATACCGCACCGGAAAATGTCACGTAATCACCCTGTGACGCGCCGTGAGCTGTATCAGTAACAGTAAGAGTGGCAGAACCATTAACAGCGGCAAAAGTTACGTCACCCGCTGCTGTGGTCGCTCTAATAGGAGTAATATCGAAGTAAGCCCCACCTCGTTCTATGTAGTATTTGAGGTTGGTACCAACAGCAACCAGATTTTGCAGGTTAAGAGTCGCCCAGTTAAGCAATGACCGGGCTACACCGAGATAAGTATCTGCGGAAATACGCTGCCACCCGCCTATTTTCTGGGGTAGCCCACGTCTGAAGCGCACCTTGTCGGTCTCGTACCACTGACCTTCGGCGGCATACCGGGTAGTTTCTCTGTTTACACCCGGCTTGAATTGTAATTTTCTAACTGCCATTTAAACCTCAATCCGCGTACTCACCACTAGCAATCATGTCGGTCAGCTCTAAAGCACGGCCACCAACCTGTTTTGCCCACCTAGAGTCCAAGAACTCTGTGGAGGCTTCTGTGTAGTTTCCCGCTTCCATAGCGGTTAATGCGCGTCGAAAGCCACGTAAACGCGTAGCTCCGAGGTTAAAAGCAATGTCAATCATAGCATCTTTTCGGACATCATCAAGACCGTTAAACCACGAGTATTCTGTAGCTAACTCCTTGATTACTCTGGCAATATCGTTTTCTAGGAGGAAATCTACCTCTTCGTCAGACAGCCCGATACCGTTTTCTGGGTCTACATTACGCCCAATACCTACCGTCCAGTATCCTTCGGGACACTTATAAGCCACATGACGACCATTAGTTTTGACCTCACCCTCATGACGCCTAAGCATTTCTAACAGTTTTTTCATTACTTTTTACCGTTTGACCCGCCGTAGAAAAATGCGGCACAAGTACCCAATATTCCTGATAACTGACCCAAAACTAAAGAGATAATAGTCTCATCGTTCTGGTCATGAGGAAGGATGGTCACAGTCATTACATACGCGCCATACAAAACCAGCGCGAGTATGCAAAACACCTTGGGTGTAACATCCCCAGAGAACTTGGCCCTAGCGTCCTTCCTGTCATCAACTTCTGTTTTAAAAGACTCAAGGTCTATCTCCATCTCTCGGATACGATTCTTAAAATCTTTGTCTGCTTCTTTGAGCAATACTGCCTTTTCAGGCTCTCGTTCGATAAGGTCTTCAATCTCGTTTGCTGTAGCGTCTGGTATGCCTAGCTTAGAAGCCGCCATCTTGACAGCCATACCGGCCATAGGGCCACCCGCTGCACTAGCTATAGTAGGTGCAAGGGATTTAAGCAGGCCACCGAGTTTCATTCCGCAGCTTCCACAATTGTATCTATGGTGTCACATACATCAGGCACTATAACGCCAGTTGTTGCTGACAAGGCACCGCGCCCTACAGCTCTGACACCTTTGTAAAATTGATTACAGTATATTTCTTTGTTTGCCATAACTTGCTCAACAGACGTACAGCTAGACAACGTGAAAACAGTTAAAAAGCTAATCTTTAATAAACATTTCATCCGCCATATCCTCCAGTTCTTTACGGGCTAGTTCTTTGTCTTTATTCATTTGTACTATTTTCTTTGCTTGCGTTTCTTGCTCGTCCAAAAACTCTTTTAGCCTATCCTTGTAACCGTCCATCATGTGGTCAGCTATTCGGTCTTTCAGGTCACCCCTGTCAGCAACTCTAGTATCTTTGCTGGGGTTTATGTAGTCCGGGCCGGTATTGCTGAAGTACAGCATGGTTTGTGATTTGGAAGGGCCGTAGCAAAGACGGGGAATTCTAGCCACCATATCGCTACCCTGCACACAAGATATTTGGTTATCCAGCGTCATTGGCTTCTTAAAGCCTTTAAAGAACACGTTTGGCTTACCGAAAGTAATCAAGTTTATGTTGTCGTGCTTACCGTTCAACATAGAGGCAGAGAGTTCTGCCAGCGCACCGCCGAGGCTATGGCCGCAGATCAGGGTGCGTTTCTTGGGATCAATATGTTTCTTAACTTCTTTCCAAACTGACCTGTGGGCCATCGCAAACCCACCGTGGCATAGTCTGCCCGCGTATGGCACGGGGACTACGAGCGCATCCGTCAGCCAATCCCTTCCCTGCTGTGTACCCCTGAAGGCTATGATGTCTATGGACTTGCGTTTCGCTATATATACTGTAGTAGATGTCCACTTACTTTCGATTTTAATGGCGTCTTTGTTCTTGTCATTGTAAGCCTTCATTGACCAAGAACATGCCATATTGAGCAGTACGGGATCGAGTTTCATTTGTCAGCCTTTCCTTCCAATCTTTTGAATATCGCACCAAGCATTTCCTTGATCTCGCGGATATCCTCACGGTAATCATCTTTGGAAACATATTTCTCAGGTATCTGTTTCATGTCCGCATCAATTCTATCTAGCAACACAAAAACCCTGTTGACCAGCCAGCCGCCACCAAAACTTACTATCGCTAAAAAAATATTAAACCCAATCTGAAAATCCATTACTCCACCGCTACGCTAGTAATCGCCATGCCTATAACAAAAAGAACCGTAAAAGTGCCTACTATTGCAACTACATCAATCATTGCCGCTCTGGACTGCGCTTTTTCTCTAGCTTGAGCTATACGCATATTCCGTATTTTAGTGCGCTCTCTGAGCATGTCATGCCAGAGATTTGCATTACCCGTCCAATAGAATAAATCCTTTAGTTCTTTCTCTAACTGTTCTGCCTTCTGTTTCTGAAGCGTTATCTCCAGAGCCTGACTCTCAACAGACTTGCCACCAAACAGCTTTTCTATCTTGCTGGGGTTCGTGGCTTTCTGCTCTAGTACACTAACCTCTTCTCGGG